GTCGTTGAGCTTGGTTTGCATTTTCTCCGTCAGGTCTTTCCCGGCAAAGTCTCGGTGTCCTGCTTCCCGGTTGAGTCCGATAAAGGGCGATACCTGTTTGTAGTTCTTGAAATAACCCAGGATCGTTTGCTGTCCGATATCAACGGTCTTGTTGTATTCCGCGACCAGTTCAACAACGTTCTGCCCGGTGGATAGTTCGTGCTGGTCTTGCACCCGCTCGTAAGCTCTGGCCGCGTGATCGTCGCACCCTTGGAAAAGATCATCCTCCACGCAACGCTCAACTACGATATTGACCAGCGCCACCTCGACGCCTGTTTTCCGCTCTGCGTCTTTAAACGCCCCCTGGATATACTCGATCTCCGCGCCCAGCTCCGACAGTTTACGGGCAAGCAATTTGCGGGTATTCGTGCAAGGGTTTTTGAGTGTTTCCGCGTTGAGCAGGAAAACGATCTGCCCCCGGTACAGAATGTCAATCGCCTTGAGCAGGTGTTTGTCGCCGTTATCAAAAGGCGGGTTGGCAACAATCAGGTCGAACTTGTCCGGCCCGGAGTATTGCAGGAAGTCTGCGTCAAGCACCTTGTAGCCCTTGCCGCGAAGTGTGGCCTGCAAGGTTTCGTCTACCTCGATGCACTCAACCTCGGCCCGTCGATACTGGCCGAAATGCTCTTTTAGGAAATCAGCAATATCCCCCTTTCCGGCAGACGGTTCCAGAATCTTGGCTGGATATCCTTTGACTTTCGCCGCCATCCGTTTGGCTAATTCTGGCGGTGTCGGGTAAAACGTATCGTTAAACATTGTGTTTTCCTCCTGGCGGTTTGACTTTCGCTGCCGCCTCCTTCCACTCTTTCGAGCCGCGCTTTAGCGTTTTCCAGCCGATCCGGTGGCCGAACTTCAACCCCCGCGTCTGATCGCGGCACCACACCTCCCCGTCTATGCCGTTTTCGTCTACCTCCCGGCAGGCGCTGCACAGCTTTCTAGGTATGCGGGAACCTTTTTCAATGGTGATCTGTTTGCAGGGTTTCCCACAGCGGAAGCAGGTGACGGGGACGGTTTCTAGCTCAATCTCGAAGGGGTGCGGTTTGGTCATTGCCATGTGTCACCTCCACGGCATATTGTGGTCGCCTTCTTTCCAGTGCGGCAGGCAATTAAAAGGTATATCCTCGTCTGGGCTGAACTGGTTGTTATCATATCCCCCGCTGGACGCTGCTGGCTGGCTCTGTGCTGGACGTTCGGGGCGGGGCGTGGAGTCGCCTGTGGTTTTCGGGCCAAACTCAACCCTGGAGGCTTTCAGGTCGGTGGAGTAGCGGTCGCCACCCTCCTTATCCGTCCACTTGCGAGTCTTGAGCCTCCCCTCCACGATAACGAATGATCCTTTTTGTAAAAACTTCGCTGCGGCTTCGGCGGTCTTTTCCCACGCCTCTACCTGAAACCACTCTGTATGCTCCTTGTCCATCCCCTCTGTGACGGCAACAGGGAACGAACAAACCGCCTTGCCTGCCGGAGTGTACTTCAATTCAACTTCACGCCCGATATTTCCCGCAATGATAATCTTCTGATAACCCATGTGTTTACGCTCCTAAAGTTAAAGTTGATTCCGAAAGTTTTTTAGCGTTAGACCAGGACCCGAACCGCCGGTATATGGTGCTAACGTCAACGTCTGACATAGACATAAAAGTTGTCGAAACAGGGTAGCGACTTACCTCTTCCAGCAAATATTCGTCACTGTATTTCAGCCTCCTGGGAATCTTCATTCCCTTTTTTCGCCACGCCCCGCCCCTTGGCCTGCACTCTCTCAGCATCTCCTTTTGCGGCTTAAACTCCCCGTTCAGGTTGTGCCGCTTTAGCAAGTCTCGGAAGTATGGTAGGCTGATACCCAGATACTCTGCGGCCAGTACACGGCTACAGCCGATTCCTGCGTAGTGTTTTACGGCAGCTTTAAAACTTCCGTACTCCTTCCGTATCTCCTGTGTTTTGGTCATCCTGCCTCCCTATCAAATCCAGCAAATCCTTAACGGTTTTAATGGGCCGCACATTGTCGCCGAGACCGGCCTCGTAGCCCTTTGTGCCCATGTCGTTCTCGTAGCAAAACCAATCTAGCCACTTGTCGTTATCACCGATTAACCGGCTCAGGGTGTCCGTGTACGCCTCAAACCCCTTCCAGACTGTTTCCCATAACGGCCAGTCAGCGCAGGAACCTAAAGCGGACTCGATCTTTTCAAAGTCCTTGTTTAACCTGCGGTAGGTTTTGCGCCACTTCCGCAGTTCTGATATCTTTTCTTCGTCGGTCATTGTCCCTCACATCTCATTTTGTCGGCATGGTAGACGGCAACGGCAAAGGCGCTGCGCTTGTCACTGTTCCCCTTCAATTTGTTCAGCGGCTCCCCTTTTTTATCCCCACCGAAGCGGTTGATTAGCGCCCCACGAATCAGCGCATCGTTGGCTTTCATGCCTCCGACAATCGCCCTTGCATATTCGGGCCGGGAGTAGATGTAAACCGGCTTGCCTCTCATTTTCGCCACCCTGCGGCACTCCCCGACGACGTAGCAGGTTTCAAAAACCGTCTTGCCTACTGCCATGCCGTAACTCTGGATTCCCTCGATAACCACCGCCTTGATTCCATTGCCAAGCATGGCGGGCAGGGTCAGGTCTAGAAATTCGTCGTTGTCTATCTTTCCGGCGTCGGCAACCTCGTAATCGTCCGTCATGATTGCAAAGGCTGTTTCCTCGCTGCCGGGATCAATTCCTAAAATCATTCGGCCTCCCATAGACGCAATCCCGCAAAAACTTAAACGCCATCGCCGCCACCTGAACCGCCTCTTTGCGCTTGGCGTCTCTGTCGTGGTCGCAGGATATCGCCCGTTCCAACTCGGCCAACTCGCACTTTATGGTGTGCAGGCCGTCCCTCTCGTCGGGCATGGGGCCATATTTAGCGTCTGCCCGTTCCATTTCCTCGCCCACCTCGATATAAAACGTCTGCCAGAAGTCCGTTGTTGCTGCTATCATGACGTCTCCCTCTCCATCAGTTTGCTAATCGCCTTGAGCTTGTCGGTTGCCTCGGCCAGTTCGTATGCGAGGTAGCGGTTAACCTGTCTGAGTTCGTCGCGCTCCTGCTCCAATTCTGCTATTTTTTGCCTACATGAGCTGCACATGCTGCCTCCTAACTGTGTTTTTTGTATTGATTCCACCGCGCTTTGCGGCCAAATCCGGAATCGTAAAAGCCCTTTTCGTCCCATCGCGGAACCTTCGGCGGTTTGTAATCCAACAACTCGATAAGCTGCCAAACATGCTCCGGCTTGCCGTATCTCCCCCGCACCTTAACCTCCGTCTTTTGCAGCCTGCCCTCCTTGGTCAGGTCGGATATGGCGCGGCGAATGGAAGTCAAAGGCCAGTGGTGGTCTGTGTGGTCGGATACTTGGCTAGGAGATAAGCGGCGGTGGATCTGGAAGAGGCTGAGGATGGTGTCGTTTTGGGTCTGTGCGGATCTGCGGTAGTGGGTTAGCGTGTCGCCGGCAACATCGGTTGTGTTGTGATAGGTCAATCTGCCCTCCATCCAGCGCGATAAAGCGCGCAGCCGTAAACCGCATAAGCCGCATACGCCATGAAAAGTAAGGAAATTACAGGGTCGCCCCAATGGCTGAATCTGTCACCCGTAATGAGTGTTTCTATGGTTGCAGACAGGCCGTTGGCCGCTAGGTAGAAAAGGCAGACGATGATGATTGCCAATATTGGACTGCCTTCTGTCGCCTGAGCGAGAACCAGTACCGTTTTTCTTAATATCTCCACGCTAGTCCCCCCTTACCGTTTTGAGCATCGCCATATTCCATTCTGCGGTAGATACCTCGTGCCGTATACTGTCGCGGTATCGTTGGATTTCGGCAGAGTTACCGAGTCTGGAGCGGATTTCATTGATAAGCTGATCTTCGGACATTTACCCTCCTTTGGGTGAGCGCCCCGGCCTGTTCAAATCAATCGTGAGATTGTGGCCCTTGTGGGCACCGGGGCGCTCGGTGACTATTTAAGCCTCTCGGCTGTGATGGTTAGCAGTTCTTCCTCGTGCCCGAATTTTGCCCTAAACGATTTCCGCGCTTTGTGGATCGAGAACGGGCCTACATGACAATCATGGCAAAGCGGAATGGTTCGCATATGGTCGCGCTTTTTGTGCTGCTGGTTGACGCAATGATGAATCACAACGGGGAAGTTTCCGCAGGCTGCACAAGGCAACGAGGCGACGCGGCTAAGGTGGCGTTTCTCGGCTGCGGTCATGACTGTGGATTCCCATGTATAGGCCAATCGCGGTTTACGTTCTCGCCACGCTGGCGCTCCTTTAGACATTTCTTGTGAAATATTCTTAGGTGCCCTTCGGCCATTCCTTCTGCGTAGTGATTGGCCCATAGCTTGCGGCCACACTCCCAGCAGAAACGCGGCGCGGGTTTTGTGTTTTCGGTCATGCAACCCCCTCCTGCCCTGGTTGCGGCAGATATAGGCCCAAACTTTGAACGCAGTACCGATCTATCGCGTCAAGGTATGCTGCCATGTCTGCCGTGTTGAGTTTGGTGGTTGTGCGGCGGCATGGGATCCCCTCGCCGTCAATCTCGACAATTCTTGCGGGTAGGAATTTGGACTTGAACCACTCGGCTAACTCTTCCGAAGAAAAGATGTTGCCGGTACTGTCGGCAATGTGCAGCCGGATCAGGTCGATCCACATCCAGTAGGTCCTGTTTTGATTTAAACTCCTGCTGGATTTGTGCGGCTTGATTTCAACCTCCATTCCCACCGGCACCTCCCGCACAGCCGCCACAACTCGATCCCGCACATACTCGTCACGGATGACAAATTTCCGGCGCACTCGCCACCTCCCTGCATCCAAAGATTCCAATTTCCGTCAGCAGCTTTCCGTACTTTCGGGCAAACCACACTTCCGCGATTCGCATAGCGTCAACCCCGCTGTCTGCCTCGAATTTCTCAAGTGATCCGTCGGTAAACTCGATTTCGTATATCACCGATTCCTCCCTTGGATTTTCCAGACCTGCCGGGTAGCGTACTCGTAGCGGCCTGATTTCACCCTGCGCTCGGCTTCCCGGTCTGGTACACGGTAGGTTTGACGATCTCCCTTGTCTGCAACACATTTCAATTTGAGCCTCCCTTGGTGTTCCAGGCGTAAATGGCTAAAACGACCATGCCGATGATGATTGCCAAGTCCATAACCCTCCTATGCGGCCAGATTATCCAACCGCTCCATTGCCAGCGCATTCAGTTCAGCGCGGCCCTTTTCCGGCATCCCGATCAACCAGCCGTGGCGGTTTTTCATGATGGCGTTAACCGCGTCGGCGTCTTTTGCGGCCAGCAGTTCGGCTTTGAGGGCTGCGTAGTGTTCGCGGTGGACGGCGTTCTGGTCTGGTGGCGGGGCAGGCTTTTGAACTGGTGGGGCCGGTGGCTGCCGGTTGTATTTGCTGCCGTCCAGCATCCCCAAGTAAACGTCTGCCGCTACGCCAAGCGCCTTCATCGCCACGGATAAAGCGTCTGTGGTCGCCATCTTGAAAGCCTCGTCGCTGGTGTGCGGCCCGTTGCGCTCTTGCTCCACCATCATGCTCCCGCCGATACCGGGGATCGCTTCGGACCATTCGCCATTGTGCTTGACGTAAACGGCCACCAGAGCAAAAGCGCATATCTGCCCACCGGACCCCTCTTCCGTCCATAGTTTGTCAATGGTGTAGCGCCACCCAATCCCGACCGGGCCGAAGGTTTCCGTCATGGCTTGGAATCGCCATTGCGGGGAAATATCTGACTTGCCTTTGAGCCGTCCGGCAACGATAGGCTTTAGCGCCGTTGGTGGCGGTGTTCTCAGTTTGTCCCACAATTCAAGGTTGTTCATTGTATCCCCCTCTAATCGCTGTCCCGTCTGAATAGGTACTCGGTCCACATATCGGTAACTGGATACTCTCGGCACTGTTCGCAGGTCGGCGGGTTTACGTTGTTTGTCGTCAACACACCGGCTAAACAATTCCGGCAAATGTTGTTGTATTCGTGCTGCTGCGGAATGTCTGGTTCAATAAAATCAGTCTTTGGTGGGCATGTGCCGCAGTCGTTTGTGCAAGTCCGGCCCTTGGCGCAATCCTCCCGCATGTCTCTAAGGCTGCTTTCGTGCCGGACGCGATAAGCATGAGAAAACGCTTCTTGAAATACGGGATCGGAAAACATGATTACGCCTCCATTCTTCGTCCGGTCAGTTTCATGTGCCGTTCTTGTAGTCGCCTCATCTGACTACTGACGATCTTGATACGGCTCCGAATCCTGTCCAGTTCTTCGTCAACTAGCTTTTCATATGCTTGGTTCTCTAACTCTTCACGGTCCAGCCAGACATCCTTGCTTACCATCTTCTCCCCCTATTATTTTCGCTGCCTCTGTCGGGAAGTATCGGAAGAGGCAGCTTAGACATATTCCGTGGATTTCTCCGTCCTTACAGTCTGCGGTTTCGCCCATAATCGACTTGCACCAGCCGCAACGCCGGATCATTTAAGCGCCCTTGCTACTGTTCGGTAGGGTGTCTCCGGCCCTTCCGGCAATGACCATTCAATCGCTGCCAGAGCGAGTCCGCAGAGAATCGCGGCGCACAAAAACAAAGAGGCTGTTTCCTTCATGAAGTGTTTCATTGCCCCCTCATCTTTCTCCGGGCTTCGTCGTTTCTCCCGGCTTTCTTGAGTCGCAGAATTTCGTGGATGCGGTCGCCGGTGTGGAAAACTTCGGCTTGGAGTTTTTGCACCTGTTCCCGCAGGTCGATAATCGCGAATTGCATTTCTTGGGTGGTCATTGACAATCTCCCCCTTGGTTGTACGGTTTAACTAGCAAGGCGACGCTTTTCAGACGCTAGCGCCCTCCTGAGCAATCGGTCGGTCAGTTCGTGCAGTTTCACGTTGCGGCCTTGCCGCTGATGCTCCACAACCGCTTGTTGCAGATCGCACCACGTTTCGTGTTGCACGTTGATTGGTTTTCGTTTCATGGTTTTCTCCTGTAAGTAGTGTTTCGTTCACGGGTTGCCACTGAGCCAGAGCTAACCGGCAATAGGCAAGAGCCGTAAATATTCTGTTTTCAAAGAGCATAATTCGTGTTGCTTGTGTCCAATTATAGGCACGGATCATGTTTTGTCAACGCTTTTTTTGACACGTTTCGTGTTTTTTTTGACGCTATTCATGTTTTAACAATGATTACAGTTACTTGTAGATTATGATTGTTGACATTAGGCCCGCTAATAAGTAGGATTCGCGGCATGGCAAACGAGATAACTAAAAGAATAAGGGCGGCAAGAACCTCTATCGGGTGGGAATTGGAGGACGCCGCCGCGACCTGTTAGGCAATCACTGCCAGTGCCAGAAGTAAATGAGCAGGGCATGGAGGACGGCAGGCGGTTTTTAGCTGAGATCATGGCGAAAATAGGAGGAAAACCATGAACCACTATCAGAATTACGAGCTGGACGTGGTGCGGGTGCCCGGGGTGGTCGATGTGGCGGTCACGTTGCTGCTGAGGGGTTGATAAATTATTGATTTCTGGTATAGTGTGGAGTGGCTAAGCATATTCAACGGAGAGCGTATGGCGCAAGGTAGACCAACAGATTACAAACCAGAATATGACGAACTGGCATATAATTATTGCCTGTTGGGTGCCATTGACGATGAGCTTGCGTCTTTTTTTGGTGTTTCAAAGCAGACAATAAATACATGGAAAAAGAAATATCCAAGTTTTCTTGACTCCTTAAAAAAGGGGAAAGCTCAGGCTGACGCTAAAGTGGCGCGATCTTTGTTTGAGAGAGCTTGTGGATATTCACACCCAGCGGATAAGATTTTTAATGATAACGGCGAGCCTCTTATTGTCCCAACGATAAAACATTACCCACCTGATACAGCAGCCGGATTTATTTGGCTTAAAAACAGACAGCCTGAGAAGTGGAGGGACAAACAAGAGGAGCAAGGGACGGTTGATGATCTTTCTTCCGCAATCTCCAAACTCATAGACAGGTTGCCGAATTGAAAACTGGAAACTACGCACTTGATCGACAGCTTGAGCGATGGTATCCGCTGAAAGATCATCCTGTTCAACTTGACTTGATTGGAGCTGTTGATAAAGGAGTAAGGTTCCCTCTTGTCCCAGCTGGAAGACGCTCTGGAAAAACGGAGCGATTCAAGCGATTCATCGTAAAACAGGCAAACAAGGTACCGGGTATCTATTTTGCCGGTGCGCCAACTCACAACCAGGCTAAAAAGATATTTTGGCAAGACTTGAAAGACTTTTCTTTATCATCCGCATTATTAAGAAAACCATCAGAGTCAGATTTAATCATATATTTCAACAACGGTTCAGAGATTCACGTTGTCGGACTTGACAAGCCGGAACGCTTTGAAGGTATCCCATGGACTGGTGGCGGTATTGATGAGTTTGCAAACGTCAAGGAGCACGCATGGGAAGCTAACATTTACCCAGCGTTGAACACTGTTGACCCGCGAAAGCCAGACTACAGGGCGTGGGCATGGTTATTTGGCGTGCCAGACGGACTCAATCATTATTATGATATGTGCGAAGCCGCAAAAGAAGGAGAAAGCGATTTTGCTGTTTTTCATTGGACATCTGCCGAAATTTTACCTCCGGATGTTATAGAGAATGCTAAAAAAACCATGTCGGCACGACAGTTCCGGCAGGAGTTTGAAGCAAGCTTTGAGACAGTAACAGGACGCATTTACGAGGATTATTCACCGGCCAACTACACGACTGAGGAAATAAAAAGCCATGAGGAGCTGCACTGGACGCATGACCAGAACTTTACGCCTCTATCTTCTGCTGTTGCGGTTGCGAGAGATAAAAAGATTTATTTTCTTGATGAGATCGTTCTGACTTCTGCTATATCAAAACAGGCCGCGTTTGAGTTCGTGGAAAAGTTCAAAGACCACGATAATAAGACCGTCAGACTGTATGGCGATCCAGCGGGGCGAGCCGGGGAGAAGCACGGTCACGCTTCCGATTATGACGATATCAAGCGAGTGCTAAAATCGAACGGCTGGAAGGTGGTAGACATGGTGAAAAAGAAGCACCCTTCTATTAAAGACCGTCAAAACACTGTCAGGGCTTATATTTTGAACGCAGCAAACGAAATACGGCTGTTTGTCAATCCGAAAAAAGCTCCTTGGTGCAATAAAGGATTAGCGACAGTACAGCTCCAAAAGGGCAGCACGTTTCAAGAAGACCAGACAAACCAATACCAGCATATAACGACAGCAATTGGCTATATGCTTGACGCTATCCAAAACAGACCAATCCTTGTTCCAGGCATCCGTTCGGCGAACTGAGAGGTTTTATGATCGAGACAACGCACCCTCTTTATAACAAGCTCCTGCCTAAGTGGGAGAAGATCGACGATATCGTCAAAGCCGATAACACGGAGCGGTATCTTATATATTTGAACCCCCAGGACAAGAGCGAAGATAACGTCATCCGCAACCGCCAATATCGCGAGCGGGCGATCTTTTACGCCTTGTCTGGACAAACCGCGCAGGGGATGGTTGGCTCGATCTTCCGCAAGTGGCCGATACTTTCAGTGCCTGACGACATGCAATACCTCAATAAAAACGCTGATGGTGCAGGTAACTCCATATACCAGTTGAGCCAGGGTACTTGTCACGATGTATTGAGTAAAGGCCGCGCCGGATTGGCTGTGTCATTTCCGCAGACAGAGGGGCAAGTCAGCCGCGCACAGATTGCAAGTGGCGAAGTCGTTGCGACTATTCACCGGTTTGAGCCTGAGCAGATCATCAACTGGCGCACCGAGACAGAGGGCAGTCAGACAAAACTAACGCTGGTCGTCACCAAGGAAGCCGTAGACGAGGTAGGGCCGGACGGTTACAGCTCACAGCCTGCCGAGATTATCCGGGAGATGACGCTGGATTATCCGCGTAACGAGATCGGCGAACCTCTGACGGATACCAGGATTTACATTGAGCGTACATATCGCAAAGGCTCAGACGGATTCACGCTGGAATCAGAGCATTATCCAACCGACTCGCAGGGGAAAAACTGGGATGTCATTCCGTTTCAGTTTGTCGGGAGCGAAACCAACGAGCCTACGCCAGATCAGCCGCCGATGCTTGGCATTGTTGAACTGAATATCGGCCATTATCGCAACAGCGCCGACTATGAAGATAGCGTTTTTTATTGCGGGCAGGCACAGCCATACATGTCTGGACTAACCGCCGATCATGTCGAGCTGATGAAATCAGAAAACATGTACGCAGGCAGCAGGAATCTGATCGGCGTTCCTGAGGGTGGACAATTCGGGTTTGCAATCGCACCGCCGAATCCAATGGTCAGGCAAGCCATGCTCGACAAGGTGGATCAGATGGTAAGCCTCGGAGCCAGGATCATGCAGCAGGGATCAGCGACAAAAACAGCCAGCCAGATCATGGGAGAGCGTGAGGCGCAAACGTCCGTGCTGGCTCTGGTAGCATCCAACGTATCCGAAGCATTCACGCAGTGCCTGCAGTGGGTAGCGCGTTACATGGGATCAGACGACAGCGAATTGGCTTACACGCTCAACCAGGAGTTTGTCGAGATGGAGATTGACGCGCCGAAGCTGCAGCAGATCGTTGCCGGGTTTATGCAGGGGGCTATTCCCATGAGCGACTACACAAGATTGATGCGCCGGTACGGATTGTTTGATGATGACACGCCGGATGAGGATTATGCTGATTTGCTGACGATGCCGCAACATGTCTAAAATCAAAAAAATTAAAAAACTCAGGGTAAATAGCTTTGTTTTTGATATCAGCTATGCCGATAAGGGTGCTGGTGGAAGGTTTTCGTTTTCAGAGCGGAAGATTGAGCTGGGTATAAACGGAGCCGAGGATGAACAGGCACTGATGATTTTAACACACGAACTTATGGAAATATGCATTATCGAAATGAACTGTAGATTGAATCGTCCTGACGTTGATAGTGATTATATTTTTGTTATGGATCATCGACAATTTGAGACGGCCTGCAACATGTTTAGCGGTCTTTTGGCGCAGTTTTTGGAATAATCGATGGCTTCGACTCCAAGTAAAGCGATAGATCAGGCGACACGTCACGCGCTCCACGTCGAACGCCTGAAAAGCCATGACGTGAACGTGCTACGCGAGATGTTGCAGGACATTGAGGATACCCTCGTTGCCAGGATAGCCCGCTCAAAGCCTGAATCATGGACGCGCGGAGAAATGGAGAGAAGGCTTGCCGCATATCGTGAGATGATCGGTCAGAAATACGCAGACAACATCATCCCAGAGCTTAACCGACAGATGAGCGAGCTTGCCTTAAACGAGGCGCGCTTCGAGATCAAAAACCTTGACAGCGTAGTGCAGAATTACCAATTCAGCCTGCCAACAGAAAACCAGATCATGACGGCGATCAGGGCAAACCCGCTGAACCTTGGCGGGAGGTTTGAAGGCTCGTTGCTGGGCGGCCTGATTGATGATTTTGAGGCAAACCAGATCCGCGTCATGTCAAATACAATCCGCGCAGGGTACGCCGGCGGGGAGACAACGACACAGATCCTCAGCCGGTTACAGCAGGAGGCTTTTCCAATTGCCGAACGTGACCTTGAATCTGTGGTTAGAACATCCCTGCAACATGCAGCAGGGCAGTCCCGGCAAGCGACGTACCAGGCCAACAGCGATGTCATTAAGGGGTACAGGATCGTTGCTACGATTGACATGTCGACGTCAACAGAGTGCCGCGCCCGTGACGGCCAGGTGCTGCCGCTGGATTCTACCGACCTCCCGCCCTGGCACCATCGATGCCGCACCACCTTTACCGCCGTCATTGATGACCGTTTTTCATTTCTGGAAGAAGGCGCAACGCGAGCGGCGCGAGAACCAGAGACTGGAAAGATTGAGCGCATACCAGCGAAAAAAACCTACTACCAATGGCTCAAAGAGCAAGATCGGCCGTTTGTCGAAAGTGTTATCGGGCCGAAACGTGCCAAGCTGTTACTTGACGGGAACATATCGGCGCAACGCTTTGCTGAAATGCAACTAGGGAAGCGGTTCGAGCCGCTGACATTGGCGAAGATGCGGGAGCTCGACCCGTTAGTTTTTGAACGTGCAGAAGTCAACCCATAAAAGGAGGTAAAAGTGCTAAAATTCCAGCTAGATAAGATTGACGACCTCGACGACAGCCTCAAACCGCTGTACGAGGAAAAGGACGGTAAGTTTGTCTTGAAGGTTGACGGGGTGCCTCAGCAGAAGGACGACGGCCTTGCAGAACGCCTCAAGAAACTTGAGGACAACAACCGCGAGTTGCTGTCCGAGAAGAAACGCGCACAGGATGCCGCAGAAAAAGCAGCGCTTGATGCAGCGAAAAAGGGCGGCGACGTTGAAGCGTTGGAAAAGAGCTGGAACGACAAGTTGACTCAAAAAGAGACAGAGCTGAAAAAGCAGATCGAAGAACGTGACGCCATGATAAGCGGATTGACCGTCGGGAGTGCAGCAGCGTCACTTGCCGCCGAGATATTCGGGGAGCACGCCGACCTGATGCTGCACCACGTGACACAGCGGTTGACGTATGAGATCAGCGACGGCAAGCCGAAGGTCAGAGTGCTTGAGGATGGTAAGCCGTCTGCCAAGAGCCTTGACGACCTCAAGGAAGAGTTCAAGACAAGTCAAAAGTTCGCCCCATTCGTTGTCGGCTCAAAGGCGACCGGCCCCGGTGGGCATGGTAAGCCCGGGAGCGTGAAGGCCGGCAAGAAATTCACCGACTACAGCGGCGCTGAGCTGGTAGACATCCGGCGCAACAATCCGAGCGAGTATCAGCGGCTTGTTGAAGAGCATCGTCGAACAACCTAAAAAAGAGTTGACATAATCCAAGAATTGTGCGCAAAATAACGGCGGACTGTAAAAGGTTCGCCGTTTTTGTGTTTACGCCCGTTCGAGAGCAGCCTCAGACAACGGGTCAAAAATTAAATAGCACAGCATGAGCCATCTGAGATAAGCATCAGATGATGGTTCGGGGTAAGCGCCCTGCTGACGATAGTTTCACTTATCGCCGGGGCGCTTTTCCTTTTTGCTCCGGTCAAACCAAACGACAGGAGCAAAAATCATGGCTACAGTGCAGCTTGCCGACATTATCGATGTCGTAGTATTCCAAGACCTTCCCGCAGTAAATTCCCCAGAACTCACCGCATTTTATCAATCTGGTATTGTGACCAGCAATCCGCTGTTGAATGGCCTGGCGACTGCGCCCGGCAAATTGGCGGAACTCCCGTTCTGGCGCGATCTTGATTCCAGTGTCGAGCCTAACCGATCAAACGACGATCCGACCGATATCGCCACGCCTCAGAAGGTGAGCCAGGGCGAGCAGATCAGCCGGAAAGTGTTTCTGAACCAAGGCTGGAGCAAGGCGGACCTTGCATCTGAACTGGCTATGGGTCCGAAAGCGATGGAGCATATCCGCAGCCGTGTGGATGCTTACTGGGCCAAGCAATGGCAACGCCGCCTTATTGCCGCAGCTAATGGCGTGATGGCAGACAACGTGGCGAACGATGGTAGTGATATGGTCTATGACGCTTCCGGCGCGACCAATGCGGATATCGGCGCCAATACCGTGTTCACCCGTCAAAACTTCACCTCAGCCGCATTCACAATGGGCGATCGGGTCGATGGTACTCAGGCCATCGCCGTGCATTCCATGATCTACAAGCGCATGGTGGATAATGACGACATCGACTTCATCCCCGACAGCCAGGGCAACATGACAATTCCGACGTTCCTCGGTAAGCGGGTTATTGTCGATGATGGTATGCCCTACACCCCTGCCGGCGGCACCCTCGGTACTGATACCGCGCCCAAGTACACCTCCATCCTGTTCGGATCTGGCGCGTTCGGCTATGGCGATGGAACCCCGGATGTTCCTGTTGAGGTCGAGCGCGAAGCCGCGCAGGGCGATGGCGGTGGTATCGAAACCCTCTGGACACGCAAGACCTGGATCTTGCATCCGTTCGGCTTCCAGCACACCGGCACTCCGGCCGCAAGTGCAACCGGTTTCAATCTGGCTGAGCTGGCCCTTGCTACAAGCTGGGATCGAGTTGTCGATCGCAAGCTCATACCAATGGCTATTTTAGTAACAAATGGATAAATGAAACAGCCGGGGATTAACATCCCCGGCTTAATCATAGGAGTTTGATATGACCAGCGCAGAATTGAAAGCGGCACTCGTAAAACAACAAGAAATCAGCAACGGACTCCCCGCCACAACTATTCAAGCATTATCCGCACAGGTTGCGGCGTTGTCTGACGCACTCGACGCAGCTCTGGTTACCATTGCCGACCATGAGGCGCGGCTGACCGTCCTTGAGCCTGCGGGGTAAATCATGCAATCCATCAAAGATCAACTGAACATCCAACTTGAGATCAACAAACGCATCAACGAATCCACGGAGCCGAAGAGTGAACCAAAACAGTCTGCCAAAAAAGTTCGCAAACCCCGGCGATCCTAAATACCGCGTCTGGCTGTTGCAGCAGAAGCGTAAGAAGCGCAGCAAGGCCAACGAACCGGAGCCTGAGGAATGAGTGACTTTTACACTTTGCCGGGCATTCCGTCTGACTTGCTAGACAGCGAGGAAGTCGGAGACCGCGACCTAAAAACCAGTGTTTCTGAGTTGCGCCGTGCGATTGACTTGTCGGGAGCCGTCAAGATCATCGACCTTGAACATGCGAAAGTGCACGACGGTTTAGCTTATGTTTCCGATTTTATGGTCTACCTGTCTGGCACTACAGAGCAGAATTTCATCTTTGAGACCGGCGCACATCCCGTGCACATGAAAGAAGTTGAGGCACAGCCGGACAACGCCGAAGTTGTGTTTCTGTTTTTGGAAGATTCAGAAACCACGGGCGGAACCGCTGCGACTTTTGCGATTGACGGCTTAACCTGGTTTTCCATGCAACCGATGCCGCTAAACCTGGAGCGGGACCCTTTCCCCTGCGGATGTTCTGTGTTATCTAATCCGTCGGTCACCTCTTTCGGAAACAAACACGTTTTTTATAAATTTATGCCGGGGACGGAAGGTGTTGGCCAACAAACATCCGGGAGCGCGGCAGAAGAAAACTGGGAACGGATTTTAAAAACAAACCATCGCTATCATCTTTGGGTAAAACGGCTTGCGGGTACAGGTACAACGCGGGTCAAATTAAAGATGAAATATTACATCGTGCCATTCGTTTCAGGGATTTAGTATGACAGCATGCCGGGAACAGAGATACAACGGGATAGAGCGGCGTTCAACCTGCGAACACGCCGAAAGCGCCGCGAAAAAGGCCGTAAAAGAAGTGTTCGCCATTCTTGGGGTCGATGTTGATGACCCTCGGCAGGTTAAATGCTTTCAAGAAGACTTGCGGTTTGGTGAAAAACTAAGGAAGCTGTCAGATAAGGGCCTTTGTGGCATCGTCGGAGCAATAGCAGCCATCATCGGAGCGTCTATCTGGTACGCAGTGACGAGGCAACACTGACATGGCAATCATCGTTGAAACAGGTGCAATAGTTGACGGGGCAAATTCCTTCGTTAGCCGTGCGGATTATATCGCTTACGCCTCTACAATGGGCCTAACGGTTACTGATGACGCACTGGCCGATGTTGAGCTGGTCAAGGCCGGTCAGTATATCAACAGCAAAGAGCCGCAGCTTAAAGGCTACCTGGTTGAACGTGGCCAGCCGATGAGCTTCCCGCGCACGAATCTGATAATTGACGGGTTTGCCTGGGACGATACCGAGATCCCGCGCCAAGTGATTTTGTGCCAGCTTAATCTGGCGCTGGATATCCGCGCAGGGATTGATCCTTACAACCTCCCTGCGAACCCAAACCGGGCCGTAAAAAGCGAAAAAGTTGACGTTCTGGAAGTGGTTTATATGGGAAGCGACTCGCAGGCCGAACTCAGCCGGTCGAGCAACTGGCAGGCGTTGCTGGCCAGCCTGTTACGGCGTAACGGCCTGTCCATACCCTTGGTGAGAGTATGAGTTTTTATAATAGCGCCGCGCTGACCGCCTCCCTTCTTCTGGCGCGATTCGGCAAATCGTTTGAGTTTAAGCGCACCGCGGGAGGGGGCATTGACCCTGTAACTGGGGCAGTGACTCCCGGAACCGTGGCAACGTATCACCCGAACGGGATATTTAAGCGGATAACCAAGGATGACCTGGTAGACGGTCGATTGATCCAACAAGGCGACAAAATGTTGATTATTGACGATACGTTTGAGCCAAAACTAACCGACACGGTGACCATTAACGGGTCCGACTGGACGATAGTTGACGTGACACCGGTTGAGCCAGGCGGCCAGGCGGTTATTTACTACGTGCATGTGAGGAGATAGATGGCTGAAATACCGATCGGACAACTTGCGCGAGTGGCGGGGGCGACGATTGATCAGACCGTCAGAGCAATCAAGATCGAGTTGTTCAACGGCGTGATCCGGGATACCCGCGTCGATACCGGACGGCTCAGGGGTAACTGGCAAACGACAAACAACACTCCGGCGAGTGGAGAGGTTGAGCGCACTGACCCATCTGGGGCGAATGCACAGGCCGAAGTTGCAGCAACGGTCAAACCAGAAACCGAGGACTGGCTGTCAAACAATCTGAGTTATTCTGGGATCTGGGAGGAGCGCGACGGGATGATTAGGCGAAACATTGCCAGATTGAACCGAATCATCAGGGAGAAAAGCCGTGGTTAAAATCGACCAGGCGTTCGTCAGCGAATTTATTGCCGGTGGTTTTGGTCTGCCAATAGCGCACGAGAACACCGCCTACGATGCCACAAACGGCGAGCCTTACGCAGAGATTGGTGTATTACAGAACAACGTCACGCCGTTGACGCTGAACAGCTCAGACCAGACGGACGGGGTATTTCAGGCAATTCTTCGTTACCCGTCTTACAGCGGAGCAATCGCAATCAAACAAAAAGCGGACGAGATCCTCAACCATTTTCGCTTCGGTAAAACATTCAGCTTCGGCGGGATCGAGGTTAAAACGACGGCGCTACAACGACAGCCTGGAATCAATGAAGATGGGTGGTACAAGATCGTCCTAACAATTTCCTACACAGCCATAATCACAAGGAGCAAGTCATGAGTGAAGCCAAAACTTTAAGCGGTACAATCGTCAGCATCAGCGCCGGGGTGCCTGCTGTACACACTCAAGCGGGGTTTGAGGCCCTCACGTTTACCGAGATCGGCGAGATCACTTCTCCACCTACTGGTGGTGGCCGGAGTTATGAGGATGTAACTTACAACCTGCTGAAAGAGCGTGCGACTGTCCATCTCAAGGGCACCTATGACGAGAACGAGACAACCTTTAACCTTGTCGTGAGCCGGTCAGACGCCGGACAGGAACTGCTAAGAGCTGCACACTTGTCGGACGATTATTACAGCTTCAAGGTGCAATATCCTGATGGAGACGTTGATTACTACCAGGCGCGAGTCTTTGCCCTTGTGGACGATCAGGGCGACGCAAACGCTGTGCGTCTCAAGTCCTGCACGATCCGCAAACATCCGAACGGGGTCGTTGAGGTGGCCGGGCCGGGTGAAACCTCGTTTACCCTGACCTACACTGCCGGGGCTAATGGGTATCTGATTGGTGAGTCTCCGCAGACGGTCAATCTCGGAGCTAACGGTTCGCCTGTTGCCGCTGTTCCGGATGCGGGGTATGTGTTTGTTGACTGGTCGGACGGCAGCACTGAGAACCCGCGTCAGGATATTTACGTACAGGGAGACTTGTCTGTCACTGCTAACTTTGGGGTGTAATACATGGACATCTTGAAAATCAGCACTAAAGAGACAGCGGATTGTGCGATTAACGATCCGCGCACCGGCGAGCCAACAGACATCGTGATTACCGTCTACGGCTCAGACTCTAACAAGTTCCGGGCGCTGGCTAAAACAGCAGCGCAGGAGCGCATCAAAAACAAAAGCATTGTGGATGCTTCAACGGTTGAGGATGATGCAAAATTCCTCGCCGATTTGACGCAAGGGTGGACGGGCGTTGAAATGAATGGTAAGCCGCTGGAATTTTCCAAGGCCAACGCCGTTAAGGTTTACACCCTGTCCGCGCCGATCCGGAATCAGGTTAATCAGTTTATCGTCCGACAGGCAAATTTTTTACCGCCAGCTTAGCGACATTAGAAACATACGCAAAACAGCTGGGCTGGCTGCACACAAAAGGGAAAAAGCAGGACAAAACGCGGGGGCAGTTGCTTGGAGAACAGGCAACGCTCCCGCCCCTGGACGGATGGGAGTATCTGGCAGAGATAGCTATCGAAATCGGGATGTACGAAACCAGCTGGCAGGAAATAAAAGCCTGGTCGGATATTACCGAGATCAAGCTGCAAGGATATGAGGCCGCAGCAATTATGCGCATGAGTCACGCGTACACATCAGCGGTTCACAGATTTGAAGGCAAAGAAATGCCGCCTCCGTGGTATGGTGAAGATCAAGCCGATAAAAGAGCAATCGCTCAAGCAACTAAAAAGGCGTTCCGGCAATGACCGATATTTATAAAGTCAGACTCGCAGCAGATAGCCGTGACATCCGCACCGCAAAGCGCGAAGTGCAAAACCTTGACCGTGCTGGTGTCCGGGCACAAAGCACATTCCGGTCTGCTACGCGAGTTTTAGGTGCCTTTGCATCGGCATTGGCTATCGGACAGGCGTTCCGAATGGTCATTGCCAACACCATCGAACAAGAGCGGGTTACAGCACAGCTAGAGGCCACGTTGCGCTCGACAGGCCGCTACACACCAGAGCTTTCTCAGTCACTGCAAGATTACGCTGCACAGCTTCAAAAAGTAACCACATTCGGCGATGAGGCAATCATTGGCGCTCAATCCTTATTGCTGACATTTACGCAGATAGGTGGGGAGGCGTTCCCCAGGGCTACGCAAGCGATCCTCGACACCGCCACAGCGATGGGGCAGGATTTGCGCACGGCTACCGTGCAGATCGGCAAGGCGCTGAACGATCCGATTCAAGGTTTAACTGCCTTGTCTCGTTCAGGCATCCAGTTTTCCGACGTTCAGAAAGAGATGATAAAAGACATGGTGGCGGTCGGCGATATCGCCGGGGCGCAATCGATCATTCTAAAAGAGCTGGAAACGCAATTTGGTGGGAGCGCAAAGGCCGCACGGGACACATTCGGCGGCGCTATCCAAGGGTTAAAAAACGCGTTTGGTGATCTTCTGGAGGCCAAAGGCGGGTTGCCGGAGGCACGGGAAGAGATCGAAAAGCTAACCGCATTGTTGCAAGATCCAAAGACCTTGGAAATGGCTGACCGCCTGGTCAGCGGTCTTTTCCGAGGAATTGGTGATCTTGTTGGTGTGTTAGAGCAAGCGGTTGACGGTTTTGATCGACTCCGAAACACACCTGTCAGCGAAATGCCAGTATTGGGGGAGATTAACAGGGTAAGCCAAGCGCTTTTGGGAATGGACAACGCCGTCCGCCGGGCTTTTGGAATGGCAGAGTTTGTAGATCCAAATGCCTCAAAAGAAGGTGGCGCTTCGGGGACTTGGGGCGCTGGAGCTACGGGAACCTGGGAGGGGCCTAAGCAAGCGGTCGAAGTGCCAACTGCTATCTCCACCGCTGGCTCCGTGGTTGACGAGGAAGCGGACAAAGAGGCGCAAGCCTTACAAGAAAGGATTAACAGGCAGGCCCAGACGATTCTTGACAGTCTGATGGACGAAGAAACGGCCATCCGCACCTCTTACGAGCGCCGCCGGGAGATCATGTTACAATCTTCCATTGTCTCGATGACTGACTTGCTGGCATTGGAGGCGCAGAAAGACGCTCAACTGCTGGAACTTGCGGAGCGGCGGGAAGAGAAGATCAGACGCGCAGAAGAAAAGGCGCAAGCGGAGAAGGACGCCCGTAACGCCAGAGCTCAATCCATTATCGACAGCCTATTATCTGAAGAAGAGGCGATAGAATTATCCTACCAGCGTCGGCGAGAAACCCTGTTAGAATCAACCATTGCCACCAATGAGGATTTAATAGCCCTTGAGGACGAAAAAAATGCTCGTTTGCAGGAGCTGGACGACGAACGAGCACGCCAAACCTACCAGAATTATGCTAATCTGTATGACGGGATTGCAGGGCTAACAAAAGCATTCGCCGGAGAGCAGTCGGGCATCTATCGTGCTATGTTTGCCGTGAGTAAAGCGTTTTCAATAGCCGAGTCTATTGTGGCTATCCAAACCGGTATCGCCAAAGCAGCCGCGAATCCGTGGCCGACGAACCTTGCGGCAATGTCAAGCGTGGCGGCAGCAACGAGCGGGATTGTTTCGACGATCAGCTCCACCAGCCCGAGTTTTGAAGGTGGCGGTTTTACCGGCTACGGCTCCCGCTCTGGTGGTGTAGATGGCCGGGGCGGGTTCCCTGCGGTCCTGCATCCGAACGAGACAGTCATCGATCATACAAAGGGCGGCGGCGGTCAGCAACCGAACGCCGTCAGGATCATCAACGTGCTTGATCCATCGGTGGTGGGGGACTATCTGGACACGGACGCTGGGGAGGAAATCATCATGAACGTCGTCAGACGCAATCAGGGAGGGCAGTGATGCCTCATGCGATAGGGTTTGTTGATAACGCCATCGAGCTGGCGCATTACGCCATGCTCCGCAAAATTAAGGACGAAGTGACGGCTCTTGGTATGGGCTGGACGGTGCTGCGCTATATTGACACCGCAGACAATCACGAGCTGATCTTGCAGGGCGAGGGCTTGACCGGTCTTGAGCGGATATATGTTGGGTTCAGGACGTATCAAGACGCAGCCGCTGATTATTATAATCTGGCAGCTGCGACCTTCACCGGATACAACGCTGCAGAGTCATTCGATAATCAGCCGGGGGCTATTCTGTCAGGGGTGCCCGCGCATAACCAGCGGCTTGATTATTGGCTATCATGGAACGCACAACATATAAAATTTGCCCTCAAAGTCGGGACGCCTGTTTATGAGTCGGCCTATGTGGGTAAATTTTTACCTTACGCCCGACCTTCACAATTCCCCTACCCTGTCGTTTGTTGCGGGATGCTCAATGGTACACCTGCAACCAGATTCAGCGATACCTCTCACTCAATGCCGTATAAGGGTAATCGTGCTAATATGAGGATGCGTGACTTGATGGGGGTGTGGATACAGCCGTTTTGCTGGCCGTATGCGAGTACATCATATTTTGGCACAACAAACAGCCAACGGGATGTTGTGGGGACATATCACATTTATCCGGTTGAGCTGTATATCACCAACAATGTTTTTGGATCACTCGACGGTATATATTATATTACCGGATTTGACAACACGGTCGAAAACACACTGACAATAAACGGCGTAAATTATGTGGTTATTCAGGATGTTTACCGGACGGGATTCCCCGACTATTACGCGATGAGGTTGGACGCATGAGTTATCATACAGGCACAGCCGCTAGCATAGAGGCGTTACACACAGCAATCGTAAACACTTTTGTTTCTGAGGGGTGGACTTGGAATGGCTCCATCCTGAGTAAAGGGACGATGTTTTTTGAGCTGACTTGGACAAACACAAGATCAACGGCCAATCATGACGCTATTATTTTGGCTGGTCGAACTGCTCTGATTGGCGGGGACATCCCTGACAATAACGTGATGATTAGTGAGTTTGATAACTGGGAGTGGTCGTATCCGATTACTTATCATATTTTTGTGTTTGATTTTGAGGTGTGGGTGGCTGTCAATATCTTCCCTGCGACCTATATGCACCTAACATTCGGGCAATCACAACTTCCTGTGCCGGGGACGGGGAACTTTTTTGCCGGAACTTATGGGTTTGATGTCCGCACAAATATATCAGAGACTAGCGCTATGTACAGTCTTGTTTTTGGGGGCACAAGGTTTGATTCTTTGACCCGCCGCCGAAACTACTATTGCCATGACGGTTTACATCCAAGCGGGAACGGCTGGCGGCCTGATGATAGCCGCGCGTCGGATTCAGCTACAACCGCTGTCGTCGGGACGGGGAGTGTAGAGAATATCATATCCAATCAGCCTAACGCATTCAGCCAAGAGTCCATCCTCGTCCCAATCCGCTGTTTTCATGCGTTTTTGTCCTCAAAGTGGGGCATGGTGATGGAGATGCAAAACGCCCGGTACATCAGGAATGATTATTACGAGGATGAGGCGATTATCGAGCTGGGGCCGGATCGGTGGATGATATTCCCGTTCAGTTACAAAAACATCAACGACCGCAATACAACAACAGCGACATACGACAACATCAGATCAGGCACGTACGCCGTTGCGGTAAAATACGAGCCGGTGGTGTAATATGGCAGTTATTGACGCGGTAAAAGTATCAGGTGGGATCGGGAACCACAACACCATTCCGTATTGGGGCAAAACCCTGGACGGGTTTGATGCTGGAACCCATCTTGATTTTCAGGCCAACATATCCGGCGATACGTTGCCGTCGCTCCACTCTACCGTCACGCGGGTTGAGGCGTTGGCCCACGTTCGGGCGATCAGCGGTTATAAAACAACGCACTACGTTGACGATTATTACGAGCGAATCCACATCAAGCCTAGCTATATCAATGTCGGCAACCTACTAACCGAGCAGGTGCGGCATTTTACCGTCTGGAACGCTTTTTACGCACCGAAAACGCTGCAAACAGTCGAGCAGCTAAACGGCGAGGGGTTAACACTGACGCAACCGGAGGCTGCGCCGACATCATTTGCCGCGTTGGAAGAGCGCACGTATACCGTCAATGTCACGCTGTCCGGCGCTCCAACGATTGACGCTCAATATCGTTTTCAGTTCCTTGGGTTGGATTACGTCGGCACGGTGCGGGTTATCGGTAATCGGGTTGTGGTGTTCCCGTTCTTGCCTCACCTGGAATCAACTGAGCGGATGAAGTGGCTAACGGACATCATCAAAACCAGACGGGGAGAACAGCGAATCGCCATGAGGGTGGCACCGCGTCAGGAGTTTGACTGTCGCTATACGTTAGACGAGTTGGAGTTTTCGACGCTGAAAACTATCGCGGGTGGCTGGTCGTTCCGTGTCTGGGCGGTGCCGGTGTGGATTGAGGCGGAATACGACAAGAACATCACAAGCGACGCTGAGCAGATCATGGTGGATACCACAACCGCCGATTACAGGGCCGGTGGTGTTGCGCTGATTTATTCGGACTACCAGACGTTTGAGGTTATAGAGATTGATCAGGTTTTAGCCGACAGGATTACTCTTGTGCGGCCTGTTCTTGACAGCTATCAGGGCGCGGCGGTGATGCCTGTACGCTTTGCCCGGACACCGGAGGGTGTTAGCATCATGCGGACCGGCGCTGGGCTTCAGGAGGTGTCTGCGCGGTTTGCAGTTGATGATAATATTGACCTGTCGGCGCAGGCTCCAAGTTATCCAGCATACAAGGGGCAGCCGGTCGTGACTGACCGTAGTTTTGTTTTATCGCGCAGCCTCAACGAGAGAATCCACCGCCCTATTGTGGAAATTGACAACGGGCAGGGTACTGTAGTTGTCGAGACGCGACAGGATTACACAGACTTTGCGCGGACCATAAACTACCTGGCAGAAAACAAGGCTGAACTGTGGGATTTGAGGACATGGCTGCATTCTCGGTACGGGCGACAGAAGGCTTTTTACATTCCATCATTTAACCGCGACATCCAGCCGCTTGAGCCGACGACTGAGCTGCAAACATCAATCCAGATTGAGCCGATACTGCTGGATCTTTACGGCCAATTGCCGAAGGCTATCATGATCTTTTTCAAGGGCGGTGAAACGTTATTCCGCGACGTGATCGGTACACAAACCGTCAACGGTATCGCAACAATCACCCTTGATTCTGCAATCGGTGAGAGGGCGCTCGAAGATTTCGATATGATCAGCTTTTTGTCTCTGGTCAGGCTGAACGCCGACACAATAACAATCCGGCACGATAAGCACAGCCAACTATCAGCGCCGGTCATGGAGGTGCCACAGTGAGCTACAGCGCAACAGACACCAGCGTCCAGGACGGCAAGCCGCTGTACTTGCTGGAGTTTACGCGGGGTGCTTCGGTCACGCGGTTCAATTCAACCGCTGTTGATATTGCCTCGCCTGTCGGGACGTATCGGGCCTCTCATTTTTCAGTCACAGCCAGGACGCAGGGCAAGGATATTTTCAAGGACAATCTTAAAATCACTTTTGCGCGGGCAGATAATTTTGCGCGTGGGTATATTTTAGGCGCTATCGATCAGGTCACTACCGTTGCCCTGAAACGCATGCACGTCGGGATGCCGGCCGGTGAAGCTGTGATCGAGTGGAAGGGGCGCATCGTTACGGCCGAAGTTAAAGATGAAAAAATAACCCTAAATTGCGAGTCGGTCTATACCTCGATGCGCCGGCTAGGATTATCCACACAGTTTGAATTAACATGCGTCCATGCGATTTACAGCGCCGGGTGCAGAGCTAACAAGCCTGCCATGAGAGTGGAGGCTCAGGTCAATGTGATCAGCAACGTGAGTTATACCATGCTTGGGATAAGCGGTTATCCGTCGGGGTGGTTTAATAGTGGGATGATGGAGACAGAGACGGACAGGCGTTTTATTGTGTCGCACGTTGGTGACGTTGTCACGTTATCAAAACCGCTGAACGTGGCGCAGGGGACTAGTGTCGCGCTGTATCCAGGATGCAATAAAACAACGGCAAACTGCATTGACAAGTTTGACAACATTGACAACTATCTGGGTTTTCCGTGGATGCCAGACCAGGATCCCTTCGGCGGCATGCCGATAGCGAGGCTATAAATTATGGTGTTTTGGTTTATTGCGTCCATGGTGGTTTCTTTAGTCGTATCTGTTTTGATGGCTCCAAAAGCCAAAAATCAGAAGCCAGCGGGTATCGAAGAGTTTGACATCCCGACCGCCAAACTGGGGCGCGATATCCCCGTATTGTTTGGCCGAAAAATGATGAAATCGCCCAATGTGGTCTGGTATGGCAACCTGCGGACGAGGCGCATAAGAAAAAGCGGAGGCATGTTTAAGTCCAAGGTCACTGTGGGCCACAAATATTATCTCGGGATGCACATGATCTTGTGCCATGGCGCAACGGCTGGCGAGGCGATCACACTGCATGAGATATGGATTGGCGACCAAAAAAAATGGTCTGGATCTTCCACCGGCGGGGCTATTTCAATCTCTGGGGTTGGTACAATTGACTTTTTAACAGGTGGGCCATTGCAGGGCCGAAATTCATATTTGCAAGGACAACTGGGCGCTAACATTCCGGCGTTCCGTGGCGTTGTGTCGGTTGTATTACGTCAGGTATATCACGGCGACTCCCCTTATATCGAGCCGTGGTCTTTTGTTGTGTCTCGGTACCCTGATGGGGTAAGCACCGGGGTTGACGCCAGGCCCATGTCTATTGTTCGCGAGGTGCTGACTAATAAAATATGGGGGATGGGATATAATGAAGCAGACATTCACACCGCCTCTTTTAACGCCGCAGCAACGACTCTGAACAACGAGGGGTTCGGTTTGTCGATGGTTTGGGACCGTGGCACGGAGATCAGTGATTTTGTGCCGGAGATTCTGCGGCATGTTGATGGATCAATTTTTATTGACCGGACAACTGGCCAATTTCGTGTCAAACTGGTACGAAACGATTATAATATTGAGGCGTTGCCATTGTTTGATGAGTCGAACGTTTCAAAAGTTGAAAAATTCGAAACGAAACAGCAATCTGAACTGGTTAATACAGTGTCGGTCAAATACCACAAGCGCAGCAATAACGATGACGGGTCGATAAGCGTTCAGGATTCGGCGCTGCATGCGGATATGGGCGGCACGGTGAGCGCTACTCTTGATTACCCGGGTGTTTGTACAGACGAGATCGCAGCGCGGGTGGCTTGGCGAGACTTGAGGGCGCTGTCTGTGCCGTTTGCATCTTGCACCATTTCCACTACGCGGGAAGGGTCTGAACTTAACCCTGGTGATCCCTTTCTTTTGTCATGGCCTCGGTATAATTTGCAGCAGATGGTTGCCCGTGCTGTGTCGATTGTGCGGGACGGTAACAACACTAAAATAGAGTGCGTTCAGGATGTTTTCGGCGGTGCTGACCTGATCTATACGGCTCCCCCGGCAAGCGGCTGGCAGCCGATCCTTTCTGACCCTTTGCCTGTCGCACATCACAGCTTCATTGAGGCCCCTTATTATTGGTTATCCATTAACGCCATAACCGACGTAACCGGCACGGACGGACGGCTGTTGATTACGGGGGAGGCTCCCAATTCAGACGCAGCAGAAGCGGAACTGTGGCTGGATGATGGGACTGGGTACAAACAAATTGCCGAGGTTGGCTTTTCCTATCGCACGACAACCACAGACGCTTTATCAATAACTGACACCATCATCCCCCTGGCTTCTGCTCCGCCTGTCGATGAGGTTGCTGTTGGATCCTGGGCGGTTATTGGGTCTGAGATCGTTAGTGTTGTCTCTGTCGGGCTATCGTCTGTCACAGCCGGCCGCGGTTGTCTTGACACCGTTCCCGTTGCTCATCCTTCCAACACGCCGATTATGTTTGTGTCGGAAAACTACGAAAGCTCCCCTTTGCCATATCCGACCGGCAAAAGCCTTGCGGCGCGGCTGCTGACAATAACCAGCAATGGCGTTTTGCCTTTTGCATCTGGGACAACAGTTAGCTTAACGCTCAACAGCAGGGCAATCAGACCATACCCACCGGGCAGGCTCACCGTTGACGGGCTGTTAGAAATCAGCTCGGAGGCTCTGAACGGCGATATCGTTTTAACGTGGCGGCATCGGAATAGATTGCAGCAGGTCACAACAACAATCGTGGACGGGCTGCAAAACACCAACATCGGGCCGGAGGCTGGCACGACGTACACGGTCGAGGTGAGGAGATCCGACAATAACGCCTTGTTGCACACAGAGGCAGGGTTGACAGGCACAACCGCAACCATAACCGCGGCTGAGGTCAATTATCTTGGCGACATTAATATTATATTGTATGCTGTGAGGGATAGCTACATTTCATGGCAGTCTCATTTACGCACGGCATTTTACGCCACTAATTATCAGCAATTCATAACAGCAGATAACGAGATTTTCCGCACGTCTGACGGAAATGATTTTTACGTTGAGATAGGAGCATAATAAAATGGCAACAAGCTATTATCAATCCACGCACACGGGTCAACAGATCGACGGCCATGT